AGTTGCTTGGTGCAGTAGAGCCAAAAGACTTGAGAAATACACCTTCAACCTTTTTGTACTGTCGGTTAGCAAAGCTGAAGTCGATGTACCCAATATGGTTCTCAAATGTAGGGTCGATCTTAACTCGACTTTTCACGATTAAAAGACTCGGCTTTCCCATTAGATCACTCCAAACTCAAAGGTACAGTCTTCAGGGAGTTTGTCTTCACGCCAACGCTCTAAGACAGGGTGTCGCAACGCCCCTGTTGGATACTGACCATAGGCTTTGATCTCGGCTACTTGACCAACAAACTTCTCCATGTCTTCACGAGGCCCTGTCTCTCCAAGTGAGCCTACGATACGGAGCGTTCCATTCTGATCATAGAAACCATAGTTTAAGCCAACATATCCCTTGACCCAAGGATCCGTGTGAAGCCCCTCTGGATAGAGCTTACCATCTTGACGATAGACCTCTCCTGGACGAACACGCCATTCAGATGGTTTAGCATTACAATCCACGATCACCACATCATGGGTGTCGGTGAACTTATGCTTTACCCAAGCCGATCTACTATTAGCTTTGTATGGTGCTTCAACTTTCTTGAGCATGATACCCTCATGTCCTCTATCAGAAGCGATCTCCATGAGGTTTTCAGTTGTCCACTCATTCATATAGTAGAGCTGACTAAGTGAGATATGCTCCATGCTGTCCTCGATGACAGACTCAAGGATAGCCCTACGATCTTCCCAATCTTTATCCCCAACATAGACACCCTCATGGTAAAGAATGTCAAAGGCAACAAAACCTAAAGAGGTAGGATCTTCTGCTCTGAGATTAGAGACTCGATCTGAACCCTCAGCACCACTCTTAGGAAGGATCTCACCATCTAACAGTGTTCCTGTAGGACACTCATTTTGTATATGCTCCATACGAGCGATGTCCTTGCCGATACGACTCCACGCACAGGTTGATGATACGAGCATACGATGTCCGTCTAGTTTCATTTCACCCACCCACTGTGCAGACCCCTGTATCCACAACATTGTGTTCACACCCTTGTGTGACCCCTTAGCAAGTTGAGGGCGAAGGAACTCAAAAGTTCCACATGATGATGTTTTTTCGATTTTCTTTGGCATGATGTTCTCCTTTCAGAGAGTTAGTTGATTACATAGGGATATATTTAAGGGGTTACGACTGTCTCATTATGTTCATATCACCACTGTACCTTCTTTCGGCAAGCCGACTTGTTGCGAGCCTTCTTACGATCCGAGTGTGCGTTAGATTTACCACACCAAAGATTGGTTGACCCACCGTTTTCAAAGTGAGCCTTACGAAGAGAAGCCTTTTGAGCCTTGTGTGAGTCTTGTTTCTTACTAGCCATTTTGTTTTTCCTTTCAAGAGTTGTTCGGGCTACACTAGACTATAGATAAGGGGTTACGCTTTCACTAAACCCCTTATCTATCAAATATTTACAATACTGTAACCCCTTATCTATATACTTAATGTGAGCATGATCGCTCCACTAACCTACTCCCCACTAGGAGACTTAAAATGAAAAACTTCCCACATCTAACAGGACTCAAGATTGGATCTCAAGTCACCTTTGGTCGCCCAAATGGGGAGCAGACCAAAGGTGAGGTCATCAAAATCAACAGCAAGTCTGTCAAGGTAAGACAGACTGAGGTGAGGTATGGGAATGGTCAGACTCGGAATGTCGGTGCAGGGTGGAATGTTCACCCCAATTGCCTACAACTTGATGGAGGACAAAAGCCACAACCTACACACGCATCACCCACGAAGCGAACCACTTTTAACCATGTTAAAGGTGATCGTGTTAAGTTTCTCGGGAGCAATGGAGAGACCCTTGAAGGGTTCGTTAAAAGAGTGAACGCTAAGACTGTGAGTGTAGAACCACATAAAGGTGCAACCTCTTATTGGAGAGTTCCTCATTCACTCTTCATCTAACATCCCCTCTAAGAGTTACTTAAAAGGCTCTTAGAGAGGACTTTCCTCTACTTAGCTACCTTGTACGGTAAAGGTGAACTGAATGTAAAGGAGAGGGAATACTGGCTTGTAGAACACATCTACCAAAAGACCTGTGGGGTCATTTGGATCAGTCTCTACAGAAAGACCTGTATAAGTCGAGATGATCTGATCTCGAACCAGTTGCTTAAAGAGTCCGTTTACACGACCCTCGATTTGAGAAATCGTATTCGGAACAAACTTAGTACCAACATACCGATTACAAAGATTACGAACACGCAAGTGGACATCATCTGCAATCTGAACAACGGTAGGTGTTTTGGTAAGGACGGAAGTCATATTGGTGGTCAAACCATGACGAACTTGAATACCTTGTGGGGTCTGCTTGAGGACAGTAATACCTGCGTTCGCTGTAGTATTAGCATCAACATCATCAAGGATACGACCAAGATCAGTAAACCCATTGATAGATCTGTTAGTCCAAGGAGTAGCAGAGTCAATCGCAGGATTAAATGTAGCCATCGCAACAGCAACCGCAACCATCTCACCTCCTACAAAGTAGCTTTGAACCACACCTTGAGAGTCAGTGAAACGAATGTTAGCAATGTCAGGATAGACTAAACAGATACGAGAGTTTCCTGTCGAAGTAGCTAATGCTTGAGCATCACGAGGTTGAGTACCAACGGCACAACCAAGAACGGCTCTACGCTCTGAACGATAACGCAGTGATGATTGAATATCACAGTGATTAGAAATCGCAGACAAGAGCGTTGTAGAGGCAGGCATAAGAGGTACGATCACACTAGGAGAAAGACCTGGTACAATATCACCCTCAATCTCTTGGAGTGCAGTGACCATCTGATCTCCAGAAGGTGAAACAACTCCTGTAGCAAGTTGGATCTGCTTACAAGCAAGTGCAGTCGCTCCATTCGAGAACGCAAGGAACGCACCCATTGATAAGGTATTCTCAAGAGAAATCTCACCATAAGTACGAACTACAGAGGCAAGGTTAGTGAATGTACGAGTATTGAAGCTCGAACGATCTCTTGTAAAGTCGATGTAATAAGTCTGACCAATCGTAGGCTCAAGACCGTCCTTCTTGAATGTCTCTACAAGAGCGTTATCACCAATCGCTGTATCAAGAGTATTAGCTACTCTTAAAGAGATACCTGGAATAGCAAACTGTGGAATATTTGCATTAGCCTTAATACTAGTGCTTACATTAAAGGTCATCTGAGCATTTGCACCTGTAGGGTAAAGCACACCACCATCTCTAGGGAGAATAGTGATTGTGAAACCAGTCACAGAGTCTTCATAAGTTTGACCCACTCGTCCATCTGCACCTGTAGCATCTTTAAGAGTCGAAGTACCTGCGGAACCAGTACCATTAGGGTTATTCGAGGTTAAGTTATAACCTTGATAAGAACCCTCACCTACAGCACCACTAGAAGTTGTGATCTTTAGACCTGTTCCTCTAGTCGTTGCGATATTACAATTAGTTACATCAAGGATACTTGTAATACCTGCTTCAAGAGATTCAAAACCAAGATATTGTTTACCTATAGCGTCAGTGTGGATAAGAGATACCGCATTAGTTCCAAACTTAGTGGCCGTATTACCCTCTTGATCAACAGAGAAAAGACCTGTTTTAAGAGTTGAATGGATATTACTCATCAAAGCGTCTGATAATGCTTGAGCAGAAACTCCCTTAGTAGATTCAACATCATTATCAATAAGATTAAACGCAGTATTCGCAGTACCAGAACCCACTTTAATGTAAGAGGTAGTCGAGTTGTAAGAACTTATAATACGAATGTATTGACCCTCACGAATTGCTGTACCATGAGCACCTAAAGCGGCGTTGTTATTTAAAGCAGTCACCATCTCTACAATGTCAAGTTCTGTACCTCCTGCACTAGCATTAAAGGTAACAGAGATTGGAGTATCGTCAATTGTAAGCGATAAAACATTATTGGCAGGTTCTGTCAAAGTTCCATCATACATAGCCTTAGCAGGAATACCACTCGCATCATCAACATCTGTCCAACCAACGGTCAATCTTAGAGATGGTTTATCAAGTACAGAGGTACGAGAAGAAACAACTTTAAGAGTCTTTGAAAGACCCATAAGTTCAACATTAGTTCCTGTGGTAACACTAATACCTAGATCCTCAACAGGTGGGAAGTAGGTATTACCAATGAGGGTACGATTCTTAAGGATCAAACGATCTCTTAAAGCACCACCTGCTCCTAGAGGAGTTGAAACCTTAGTGGCAACGGGTAAGAAACCAAACTTAGTTTGATTACCATCTGCGGCTACATCACCGTCAATACCTGCAATACTTAGGAATGAAGCGTCAGTCGCACCATCAGTAAGGAACTCAATGTACCCATAATCTGTGTCATCATCGGCAATAGTATCTAGGGTAAAGACCAAACGACCATTACTGTCGGCAGCGCAAGTAACCACTAATCCTAATAATGCAGGAACACCTGCGATACCTGTAGCTGCTACAGCATCTCCAACTAGTGCTTTATTAACACCTTCTGTGTTATCTGCACCTGCAAGATCAGTAGCAGTAGGATAAGCTCCTGCGTCTATAGTACAAGTAACTGTAGTCGCAACAGTATTTGATCCCGTATAAGAGAACTTAAATTCTTGATGACCGTCTGCTTTGGCTTCCCATGCACCCATAGGAGACATTGCAGTATAAGTAGGCTTAACCAACTTAGCTTGATTGTTAATCGCAGTAACAAGGTTCGCTACTGTTTGATCATCTTGAGCAGTGAATCCAGCACTTGCAAGAGCAAGACCATCAACAACAAGATCAACAGAGGTAGATTTTGCATCTCCAAGGTTGGTGTTGTTAGACTCTGCTGTGTAAGGAAGAACCTCACCAACAACATGAGTGATATTACCTAAACGAGTACCACCAGTAGGAGCAGAGAAGTCTACACTTACAGCTTGTTGATCAATCGTCATTTCAAGAGTATCACTCTTAGTATCTACTAGATAATAAGGGGCGGATCCTTCCGCGAAGAAGATTGCAGATGTAGGTTCAAAGTCACCAAACTCAAGAGTGATAGTTTCTTCTACTTGAACACCACCAGAGAAGCGAGTGCCAATAAGAGCTTCTGACCCACTTGGGAAGTTGACAGCCACCTCAGTAAGGTCATTACCCTTAGCAGTAAGCTCTGCACTGAAGAATGAAGTATTGCCCGAAGTAAGAGTATAAGTACCAATACCACTTGCACCAACAGTCTCTACAGCCACATTGTAAGCATTAAGTGCAAACTTATCTTGGAGTTTGCTATAGAAGAATGTAGCAAAAACCTTATGCTTTGTAGGGGGTGTTGTCGCTAGGGTGATTTGTGAAGTAGCTGGGTCAACTCGAACTACAGTCGCAACAGAATTTTCAAGAGCATCTGAGAAAGACACACCAGTACGAACTTGAATCAAAGCAGGATTAGAAGTCGGGATACCCGAACCAGTGCCATCAACAGGTTGATAAGGTAGTTTGAAGACTTTAGGGAGAACTCTAGAAGGAATGACACTTGTATTAGTTACAGGAGAACACTCTAAGAGATACCCACGCTCATCACGAAGAAGAGCTGAAACTTGATTTGAACCAAAAGCGAGATTACCTGTTTGAGTCTCACCAAGAGATACGATTGAGGCGGTACCCCAAACGATCTTGTCCGCACTCAAAACGAAGTCTACATCTTGAGTGAACAGAGATGGGTCACCACCACCACTCGCAACAAGTGAGACACGATCAAGAGATTTAACATCCCGACCTGGAATATAATCGAACTTATCTTGAAAAGTGTTGTGGTAATAAGAAATGCTTACAGCCGATCCAACCTTTGGCGGGTTAGTAAGAGTAAACGATCCATTCGCACCATCAACAGACTCTGCTTGAACAGCAATGTTGTCTACTTTAACTGTAATAAGACTAGCATCTGTGGTAATCACACCACCATTTGAACCATCTACAATCGGTCCATTCGTGGTGAAGAATGTACTATTTCTAGCAGTACCTTGCTGATTAGTGTAGATACCAAGAGCCGTGTTAGCTGTTCCGTCTCCAACCTTGATGTGTCCGTCAGCCGAAAGAAGAAGGTTCTCAGAACCATCTTGATCCACATAAGTGCTTGCAACGAGTGTACCGATGCTTGCTCCGTTAATAAGATTCTCAATCTTATCTAGTGAGTCTGCACGAACAGATTCAACCCCTAAAGTCAAAACTTGAGTTTGACCATCACAGGTG